GCCGATGACTGAGCTTTGAGCGTAGGCACAATCAAAGTGCCTGTCATGGTGTCGCCGGATTTGTTGACGTAGTGATCTACAGAAAAATCTCCGATAATGTCGGAGCTAGTTGAATCAAAATCTTTTAGTTTTTGTCGTACACGATAAACAATCGCTACAGGGTACGCAGATGGTGTACCAGTAAGTACATAGTTCCCACTAGCGTCAAAAGTTGTAGCAATGACAACACCACTAGAATCAACCGCACTTTGGAATGTCGGCCTTCCAGACGCGATAGTCGTGATAACGGCGTCGGTGTCGCCCCCAAAGTCATCGAGGACGACTTCAGAGTCGGGTGGGAGGCTAACGCCTCCGCTTGTTCCTGAGCCAATCGGCGCAAATCTTGTCGTTCTGACATAGGTGTCTCCTAAAAGAACAGCCAATGCCTGAAACATATTGCTGTTCCATATCATCGGCTGATTTAACATTTACACTACTCCTGATTGATAAGAGACGTTAAGAGCTTGACCTGCTCCGCTTGCAATAGCGTAAAGCACAGATGTGTCTAGTAAAGGAAGGTTCATGTTCGCCCCAGGGGCAAGCTGAATACCTGCACCACCACTTGAAAGTCCGGTGTAACCAATAGTGATGTTTCCAGTATTAGTAGTAGGAGCTTGTACAAAAATGTTTTCTGGTTTTACCACCGTAGCATTCACCGCAGGAAAAGCAACCTCAGTCGTCCCTACAGTAAGCTGTGAAAATTGCACATTTTTATAGTGCTGTGTCGTGACTAAATTTAGTGCTGCCATATTGTCCCCCGCAGTTAAAAGATTAACTTAAAAAAGGGGGTGAGGAAAGCATCCCCACCCCCAATTTAATTAGTAGCTAATTCCGTACATGATTCCGCACTTCTTAGGCTCTTTAACTACGACATCGCCAAATAGGCAATGATCGACAATATAAGTGAAACCTGAAGTAGCGCGTTGCTCAAAGTATTCCTTACCGTCTGGAGATTTACGACGACGGATACCGCCGTTGGTGTAAAACTTGATCGCAGACATATCAAGGAACATGATCTTGTCATCGTCCATCTCTTGTACTGCTACTAGCTCAAGAGTTCCTGCGAAACCGCCGACCATGATGGTATCCCAAGCATAGACAGCAGATTTTTTCGCGTTAGGAATGACGTTGAACGCACCTTTTGCAGTTTCAAGTGACTTCAAGCATGAACCGTAGTTCTTGTAGCTCATGATCACTTTGAAAGGCTTACCCCCGCCCAATCGTCGGATAGTGACGTATGCGTCAAAAATCTGAGAAAGGATGTTAGTAGCAGATACGCTTGATCCTGATACGTTGATTGCTTGCAAGAAAGGATATGCAGTTTTAGCAACACCAAATTGGTTAGTCGCTCCACCGTTCGCAGCAGAAAGAAGCTGAGAAGGAAGTGAAGTGAAACCGTTTGCTTGTTGTCCGTCTTGGTACACTTTAGCGTTTTGCGCTGTAGTGTAACCAGAAAGATCCACAACTGATCCACCTGAACGAGCGTCGTAAATTGTGATTACGCCTGTGTTCAAGTTGATAGTGCGAACGTATCCGCTTGCAGCAGTAGAGTTATCGTCATCAACAGATACTTTCATACCGATTTGAAAGCGGTCTGGTTGAGCTACAGTGATGTTACCAGAAGCATCTCCGTTTGCAGTCAAAGCTGCAACGAATGATCCAGTCAACAAGTTCTGAGAAATAACTCCCGCAAGATAGTCAGCATGACGCTCTAAAGCATCAGGGATAATCTTAAGAAAGTTTTGCTCATTCAACTTCCCGTGCTCCAAAAGATCGCGTTCGTTGAACAGCATTGATCCCCAGACTTCAGGCTGAGTAGAGATTGATCCGCGAACGGTGATCTCTTCTGCAATGTCGTTAGACGCTGCAAGTGATCCGAAAGTTACAGATGAACCAACAGCTCCAAGGAAAGGAATGATCAATGATCCACCCAACCATGAGTCGTCTTGTTCAATGTTCTGTAGTGCCCAGTTACGTTTTTTGAGTTCTTCCAAAAGAAGTTTCTCTGGAAGGAACTCGTTTAGCATATTGCTAAATGTTCTTGTAGTAGCCATCTTTTATCTCCTTAAGATAAAAATTAGTTTTGACTCCAAGCTTGCTTACGCAATGCTTTTAAGTCCTCAATAGTTGTTACTTTTTGGGTCACAGGGCTTGTGGCTCCGCCCGAGACGTTCGGAAGCGTCGGCTTCGGCTGTGCGGGAATAACTTTTACCCCCTGTTGTGGTTGTGCTTGCGGCACCGCCCCAACGAGCTTTAGCACTTCTGCTACCGCTTGCTCTACCGTCAAATCAACCCCTTTGCTTTGGGCCATAAATGCGGCTCGGCTAATTACTTCTTGTTTGAATGCTCCGTCTTGACCTAGACGTTCATCGAAAGCTTTAGCGACTGCGGAAATTTCAGGCTTGCTTAGAGTCATATCTAACTCTTGGGCCCGTTGAGAAACGACCTGTTGCGTGGTCATACTCTCAAATCCATGAAGCTTCTCTTCGTACTCCTTAAGTTTCTGCTCAGTTTCCCAAAGACGCTTCGTATATTCGCTATTCTTAGAGTAAAGCTCTTGCTGATCCTTTGGAAGCTCTGAAAGGGACAATTTTTTATACATCCACTCTTGAAGAGCTTTTTCAGGAATTTTGATCTTATTAAAGAAAGAATCGTAGTCGTTATTGTTTAGATAATAACTAAGCTCATCTAGAGACTTAGAAATAGTCCCGTATTCTTTATTTACTTTTTCATAGTTCTCACGAGTCTTATGGTATTTCTCTTTCATACCATCTAAGCCGTAATACTTTTCAAACACTTCACGAAACTTTGGCTCGTTGTCTTTGTTGATATAAGAGCGGAAATCCTCGGGGATTTCATACTCTTTGTCATAGCTCTTTACCTTGTAGTTAGGCTTCCACTCATCAACAACAGGAGCCTGTTGTGGTGCCGCTTCTACTTGTGGCTGCGGTTGTGCCTCTACCTGTGGTGCGCTTTCAGTCGATTCTACCGTCTGCTCCACTTGATTTTCTAACTCACTCATATTTCCCCCTCACTAGGTTTGGCCTCCTAGCTAGGCAATATCGGTTGACCAGGAGGTGATCCCGAGCCAACGCTCTGTTGTTGTGGTGGGGTTTGAGAAAAGTTTTCAGCGATTTGCGCTTGCGTCTGTTGCTGTAAGCCCATCATACCTGCTTGAGACACTTGCTGCTCTTCAAGGCGGGTAAGGAGCCAGTTCAGTGCATCGTATGGCACTCGGGCTCTCATGGTTTTAGAAGCGTTCGACGGGTCTTTCACATAGATGTCGCATGGCACGGCGAAACCAGTTGCAGGAATAAGCCCAAGCTGTGCTTCTTGAAGCTTACGCACTTGGTCAGCCTTGATCTGCACATAAATCTGCTCCATTTGCACGTACATTTGTTTTGCCTGATCAGGCAGATAGTTAAAGTCCGCTTTACGCATACGGTTAGTGATGCGCTTTAGCATATAGTCAGGATCATCACTTGGATTAGGCTCCATCCACTGACCACGATCCAAAGAAAGAATCATGTTCGTAGCATTGTCATAATCCAAAGTAAGGTCTGCGAAAATTTGAGCGTCATTAGCGTAAGGAGCGTTCTTAATAATCATCCCAAGCTGTTTCTGATCAAGATTTGATCCAACGTACTGAATGATCTGATTGAACATGAGCTGTTTACCCAAGCGTGACTCCATGTCCTCAGTTCCACTCTCCACCTTAATGCTGTAATTAAGTGGGTTTGTGCTTTTGAACTCAGGAATGTTTACGATCTCACTTCGACCCACCATTGGCACGATGGCATCTTCAGGCAGGTATTCTCGAAGTAGTGATAGCGAAGTCTCAGCAATGTCGGTAAGAAACCGCATGAACTTACGAACGTAAATTACATACTTTTTCTTCTGCTCGATCGTCTCAAAAAGTTTTGTGTACGGATCAACAGAAGAAGCTTTCTCTTCCATGTCCTCAGCAACATTGGCAACTTGATACATTTCTTCGATGATCTGTTGCATATAACCAAGGTACTGATCTCCCGCACGACCTGGTAAAATGGTAGGAGGCTGTCCTGCGTACTGCACCGCTCGAACACCTGGTAACATCCCACCGTTGGCAATCTTCGTCCCTGCCTGTACTAAAAGCTTGTCATCTCCAAGAGTGATTTGCGTCTCTGCAAGTTTAGATGCACAGCGGTTGATTTCCGCTTGATACGGCCGAACTTGCTTAATGATCGAGTGGTATCGGGGGACTGTAGGTACTTCATCAAATCCCGCATATACAATCGGAAACACTCCGAATGGAAGCTCGCCTTCCCATAGCACACCTTTATTGGTGTAAATAAAATAATAGCCGTTCGGATATAGAAGGCATGGGCGTACATAAATTTCTTTCAGTAAGCACATTCCCTTTTGCTCACTGTAACTTCCTGGATCGGTGTAGTCATTAATGAGATACGTCTCATCCTTTGACTCCTCGATCATTTCAATCTTCTCTTCGTCGCCCTTTAGTCGTGCCTTAAGATCATCAACTTTCGCCATCTTGCGAATACCGATGAACCAACTCTCGTCTAAGCTCTTTGCTTCCTTAGCGCGGAATACGTTAAAGCCATACACACGCTCAAGTACAATATCTCCCGTGAACTTAGGAGACTTCATATCAGGAGCAGGTTGCCCCATCTCATCAAACACAGGCTGTCCACTCACCGGATCAATCTGCTGCTCGTACCCTGCAAGCTTACCTTTTGTTTCGTCCCAAAAAATCTTTACAAACACTTCCCCGTTACGGATGAAATCTTGAGTGTACTCCCGCACTCGGTCAGAAAAGCGGTGACGCGATTTCAAATCTTCCCACACCGAATTATTAAGCTCCGCAGCCTTCTGGTCCTGTAGCTCGGTTGGGTTCTTCGCACTGATTACAGCATCGGGAGCGTAAGTAAGAATGTTGTTTTCGTAAATTTTACAAATGCGTTGAATGTGGTTACGAGTAATACGAATCTTCTGCTGCTCGGTCAGGTTCCGGTCATCGCGCAATCGACCGAAAGCTTTCATCGTTTTCTTAGAGTAATGATTACCCGCTACAAGTTGGATGTTTGAACGCTGTTCAGCATAAATAGCTTTATCAGCATCCGTACCCTCTTTGTATAATCGCTCTAATTCCTGATGATTAAGTTCTTTCATCCTTCAACTCTCCACGCTTGATTAGCTCTTCAAATTCGAGGGGATTTGTTAGCAGTAACAAATCTAACTCCTCTTCAGTAGATTTCTCTACTTCCACTTGCGTCGCTTCTCTGGCCTGAGAGTCTGACTGTTCTATAATTTCTGGAGTTAGCTCAACAACCTGGCTCGGTGGAGCATACCCGCCGTTCATCTTAAATTTAAGTTCCCCCAACTCAAACTCACACACCCCAAACTTAGATGACGCTTCTAGTATCTTACAAATTTCCTCTGAACTAAATACCTTACCTACACTTTTATTCAAGGTAGCTCCCCCACTCCTCAAGTTCCTGCTCGATCTCCGACACCTGAGAGCGAGTCAAAGCCTCGTCCCTCATCCTCTGTGCATCGGAGTTTCTCTCCCTAATCGACCGCTGCTCCTCGGTTTCTTGCTTCAAAGGCTGTATCTTAACATTCATATTAAGCCCTACCTTCGACCAATCCCAAGGTATTCTCGTAATTGCATACCTTAAGCTATCCACCGAATCATCTTTCAATTTTCTCTTATCGACGTTGAGCATAACAGAAGTTAGCTCCCGCATAATAGGCTCATTTTCTATCGTATCGAAAATAAATAGCATCCGATTCTTAAATAGCGTGTTGATGATCTGCTCCCCAACATCATGCCTCTTATCCGCCATCTGAAAGCTCATGCCCATTCGATCCGTGATCGTCTTAAAATCCCTCGCATGATAATCATAAAATGCCGCAGTAATCTGCAAATCTTCCCTAAGCTCGATGTACTTATTAGCGACATCCGACATGGTGTAGATTTTATCGTCCCCACGCCAATGCTTAAACACATACCCCATATCAAAGCGTGGACTGACAGCTACGAAAGTTATCGTGCTCGGGTGGTTCTTATCCCCACCCACTCCAATATCTACCCCTGCAAAAATATGAAAATTATCTGGCACCGCTCTCGGTGCGATGACGTTATGAGAGCGTGCAAAGCTTGAGTACTTCAAACCCTCCGACAATACGAACTTCCCGTAAATCCTCTTCAGCACCTCTTTGTCGGTACCGCAAAGAGCGATGGTTCGTTGGATTTTTTCATCCGTCCAATGCGACTGCGTACCGTCCGTATAAGTCTGGCAATCAAACAAACTGACCTGCTTTTTCCAAGCCCCTTTTAAAAGCTCGTCCTCCCCACGCTGGGGCTCCATGGCTCGTCGCCACTCGTCCTGACCAAGAGTTGCGGTAAAAACCATAGAAAAATACCCATCAACAGCGTTACGACGAAAATTGATTTCTCCCCAAAGCTCGTAAGGCAACTCCTCGTCACAAGCGACGTAATAAACCGAAGACGACTGAAGATGCTGTACGTCCTGAGCGTATGTCTTAAAATAAATACTCACCCCACTGTTAAAATGAACAGCGAATATCTCTCCACGCCCACGCTTCTCTTCCCTCC